CTCGGGGGAATTTGGAATCTAATTTCATCCCCTTCAACGTAGTAGTCCACATTAGGGACTAACATTTCATTGTATACAATGACAATTAAATGTTCTGCAGATGTTGGATTAACTGGAGTGCCCAGAAATGCCAACGGGAACATATTTCGCACACCATCAAATAGAGGGAATGGATTCTCTAGTTGCTGTTTCTTTTTATCAAACTGTCTAGGTGACACCCCTGGAGTAATAATGGCATCAGGACCACGAGAGACTGTCTCGTAGTACATGACTTCATTATCAATCATGATAGATCCATTATTTTCCTGGAATCCATCGATGGATTCAATAAGGATCTTAGAATCGGTGATGCCAATATCGGACAACAGTTGAGTATCCAAAGATAACTCATCTGAAGTATAATTATCGATATCCAAATAACTAAGAAGGTTATTTAGAATGTCGTATGGGCGACCAGTCTTCTCTTGAGACTTATAATACTGGAAGAGGAAATCGACAAACTGTCGATCCTCCTGCCGAATAAACTCTGGGAGTTGGTTTTCAACTCTGTCCGATATGTTAATATTCTTAGTAGGCATCTAACTTAGAAACAGGAGGTATCTACTGGATACACGAATGTATCAATTGGATATTCAATGATATTTATCCCTGCAGTATCACCGTAATTATATCCTGCAAAGTTGTTTGGATCGAAGTTGGGAATTGCAATATTCGTAGTTGTAGTGTCTATTGGGAAGACATCTACGTTGAATAATGTTGGGATAACCCCTGGTGGGATTATAAGCGATCCACTATATGGCAATACTTGAATTGGAAGACGAGTTGTGTCATCTGGAGTTCCTGAAATAGCAATAGGTCCAACACAAACTTGACCTGTTGAATAATCAACTGTACCCACAGAATCATTGAGGACAACCTCAACCTCATCTCTCTTTGTAACCAAGATAAGATTACCGTTACCATCATCTCTGATATTAACAGGCACCAAAACTTGATTTTCATCAGTAACTGCGTTTGAAGCAACTACGGGAGATGACAGATCTCCAGGAGATATGCCAGTGCCACCAGTAGTCGTCCCACCGCCAGTCCCGCCGCCTGTACCATCTGTCCCAGTACTTGAGGTCACTGGAGTTCCTCCTCCACCACCCAAAGTCAAATCAACTAAATCGTCAGTATAACCAGTGGCATAGAATGTGCCAGATTTGACAACTGAGAATGAAGGACTACATGATCCTTTATCTCCCGCATCCTGACAGGTGCCATTGACGCAAATTTGACCCTCAGGGCAATCTGCATTAGATGAGCAAGGACCATCTTCATTTGAGTCTGGATCACCACCGCCGTTTCCACCAGTGCCATCACCACCTGGAGTGCCACCACCACCACCTGGAGTGCCTCCGTCGCCTCCACCAGTGCCACCTGTACCGCCAGTGCCTCCAGTGCCGCCACTGCCACCTGTACCGCCAGTACCGCCACTGCCACCTGTACCGCCACCTGTTGGGGTGCCAGCAAATCCGTTTGGATCATAAAGTGGATTTTTAAAATCTAGACATTCGGTGAATACATTACCAAAAGTGAATTGGTCAAGGTTTTGTCCAACGGTCATCTGAGTAACAGTGCCGTCAATTGCAGGATCACTGTTATCAACCATTGCGTTGTACTTAGACCCATCAATACGTCCACCAAAGCGATTATTTCGACCATCTTTGTTGAATTGGTCAATATTACGCAAAACGTTACTTGCCAACTGGGACCCAGTATTGTTTGTAACGTTTCCGTTGTAGTAAACGTAGGACTTGGGGATAATGTAGTAGACAGTAGGATCAATGATCACAGGATCAATAGATGCAACCGTATAATTCTTCAGATCATTCTTAATTTTCGCTTTTGTAGTCTCATTCAGTTTATTGCCTGTTTTGGGACTAACTGCAACAAATACTTTTCCATAAACAGGGGGAGTTAGTTTCTCACCACCATATGCAGTAACCGCAGCTGCTTGTGGATATATCTCTGAGACAATATGCTCATAGTCTGCTTCAGTCACAGCTCTGTTTTGAGTTGCGAATGCTTTTGGTGCCCTAAACTTAACAGAAAGTGAAGATTCGCGTTGCTCACCATCTGCAGCAGACTCTCTAGTCTCTACAGCAATGTTTGCTGGGGCAATTGCTCTACCATCACTGTCCTTAATAGTGCCAATGAAGTTAAAGTCCTTACAACCATTTGCTTCTTCACCTTCTGTGGTTACATAACTGAGTCTGATGTATTCACCATCAATTAATTTACGACCAATGACACCATCACCGAAAATTAGGCGATATCTGAGGTCATCAGTCTCTTCAAGGAAGTAAACACGCGACGTGCCATCGAGAGAAGTTACGTTTCTCGACAAACTGTAAGTGTCAGTTTCTTGAGACTGTGCATTTGGCGAGATATCAACGTAAACCAAAGCGGTATCTACGTTTTCAACTGGAATGATATAGTCTTGATTCTTTGTATAATCAACTGTGTAGTTATACTTGAGCAAATTGCCCTGATATACCAGCACAGGGTTGAAGGTTGCAATACCTGTAGAAGGATCTACCGTAGTTTGCAACTCTCTAGTTACACAGAAAGTATATACATCGTTAAAATTACTTGCAATAAAGACATCCCCTGCTCTAAGTGAGCAAAACTCAGGATATGTAGATCCATTCAACGCCAATTGTGTTTGGCAACGTATCGTAACGCAGGCTCTAGGTGACTTAATTGACCTAGGAGTGTAATTTAACTGCTTTGCAATGCGGACTACATTGTCTCTTACAGTAGCAGACTCTAGAAATGCTTCATTTAACGCCATGTTAGCGTTAAATGCTGTATAGTATGTGTTGTATGCTAGAATATCAATTAGATACGCTGCAGCACTACCCTCAAAGTCGTAGTCACTAAACTCGTTACGTGTTCGAAGGTAAGACTTAATAGACTCTTTAATTTCAAAGAAGTCTAAAGATGTTAATTGTGAGGGTATTGCAGACATTTTAGGTCTTCTCTAAAAGGAATTCGACTGATTGAGTAACAGATTGCCCTACGATCTTATATTCAAGCTCACAATGAATATCATTGTTGTCGCTATTATCTCGTAGATCGACATCAGTTACTTCAATACGAGGTTCTAAACGTTGAAGCACATTGCGAATTTCACTTAGGATTGCATCTTTTGAGAATGGGTCCCATGGTTCAAAAAGAAGAGCTTTAAGTCTACTTCCAATATCAGGTTGGAATGGTCTTTCACCAAACATAGTCAATAGTAGATTTCTCACTGATTGACTAATTGCTCTTTCATTTTTCACTGCACCAAAATCGTCAGTAGAGGGATTAACAGCGAATGAAATCGCTAAATCCTTAAAACCTCTACTGACGTACTGATCAGATCTAAATCTGTAAGCAGGCATTTACTACCTCTGTTTTTCTTCTCTTTCTGCTCTCTCTTTATTATCGAGAGAAGTCATCTTGAGATATTTATCACTTCGTGGATCGGTAATTAGTCTCATTCCAGAGTTTAGAAATTCTTTACTCTGATCTGGGATTGGGCTATTCGCCATTACTCACGTCCTCCACTGGTAAAGTTATTTATAGGCATTATACCGATTCCTCACAGACCCAAGTTGGTTGATGAAAGGCACAATACTCGTTGAATGTAATTTTCATTTCTTTTTCAGTAAGATTGCAATGTTTTGCTGCTTTTGGGACATTCCATTTTGCAGAAAAGAGCATCTCCATAGATTCTCTAGTCTCAGGTCTCATTTACCCTGTCCACGATAACGCTTACCCGCAGCATTTCTAGATGTTGCCGAATGCTTGGTGTTTTTGGAATTTCCCTGACGAGTAGTTTTGGGATTGCCAGGTACCCAACCGTCTTTAACCAGTCCAGTCGTCGCTCTCTTAGGCATTTCTCTTATGTAGATTACTTTAGGATGATAGCACAGTTGGATGTCCGAATGCAACCACTGAGGAGCAAGGCCAAGAGAATCCAGGGAATCCGACACCTAGAGGATCTAGAATCCTACCAACGGGGACCTTGAATGCATACACTGTCAGTGTAGTAGGCATTAATACTCTAGCGTGTCCTGTTCCTGGAGCATCTTCAATTGTTAAGAGACTACAAGCAACAGGAGTTGGGATAGGACATACACCTTTTCCACAGGGACATATGTAAATGATAATATTGGTACACACTGAAATATGGGGTGTAAATACATCCCCACCAATTAGAATAGGTAATCCCTGCACCAACACTGTTGCTCTTAGTGGGTTAAGTCCTGTAAGGGGGATTAGAGGTGTTGGTGGCCACCAGCATGTAAAATTCTTAATAAGGATGGTGTAGGGCACTGGAGGGGTGCCACACGCCTGCACTGAGTGGATAGTTGATGGTATGCAAAGACCATGCCCTGAGCAAGGCAACCCATTAATTGATCCAACTGGTTTTAAAAATCCATATGCCATTTAGAATTCCTCGTTAATGCCTCGTCCATCAGTGTATCCTCTGTCAACATCACATTCAGTGAAGTAAGGATTACCCAGATTATTGATGGCATTTGATAATGCCTGCACACCTCCAGTCAACCAGTTTCTAACTCTCATAGTTCCTGTATATGATCCTAAGACTAAAACTTTATCCCCATTGTCAGTATATATTCTGGTTGGGTCACAAGCGATAGATGCATCATTAACTGATTCTAGACCACACGCTGGTGTGGATCCGCCCCCTGAGAAGGCTGAAGCGAAGAATGCTAAGTATCCTCCGAATAACGAACCAGATCCACTACACGCTGAGCAGAATGGATTGGTTGGACCTGTTGGTGTTGTCCAACCTCCTTCTTCAGTGCCCATAGCAGGTCCTGTAATCTCCCAGAAACGCTCTCCACCGAATCCGTCACCATTAGCGTCATAACCACAAAACACGTCCAGAGGGGCATCTGAGGGGGCACCAGAGGCACGCACAAACTTGTCCCAACAATCATGGTTTGGTTGATTGTTATCAGCTGGATTTGGATTACAGTCCACCTCAAATGCAGTATATTCTGCGTTTGCTCCGAAGTTAGCAGTATTATTAATTGGAGGATTTTGAGTGGTTTCTCCAGTAGTAGGATCTGTAGTAGTTCCTCCGTCTGTTTGATAGTTTTCTTGCCAACTCCAAGTAGGAGTACTAGTTGTGAGACTTCCACTGGTTAGATTATCACCTAACCATAACTGAAACTGCTCATATTCACTGTAACCATTCTGGTTATAGTCGTAAGTATTCTCATCTTGACCCACAGGCACAAAGATAATGTCATTTTCATCGTTAGGATCACGATAACAACGTCCATCAACGCTACCGTTGTTACATTTCCATACGCGATAGTCACTGCCATCGCGACCATTACCTCCTGATGGTGCTTTTGGACTTCTTGGCGGTGTCATTTTAGGTTTTTTGAATCCATCTAGGTAATCCATGAAGTCTTGACCCATAGATCCAATAGTTTTTCCTTGGATTTCCATACTTACATTGAATTCTGCTTCCTTCACCTTGGAAGCGCAGTATTTGTAAGGCAAATAACCGAAGGCACGGGTATCATCTGCGTCTCTACCTTCCTCAATCTCATCCAGAATGGCAGATCCCTTCTCAACATTGCTAAGATACGCACATGGCATGTCAAACCAGCGTCTGATGTTGTAAACTTTGGGTTGACCCATGGTCAAACAACGACTTTTGTTGAAAGGACCGTACAGATGAGACATTTGTTCCTGGTATTCCTCTAAATCTACGGCAACAGCGTATGCTGCAGACATCACATCGGACTCATATGTCTTGATTCGGTCATCTTCTCTTGATATAAGCTCCCAGAATTCCTTTTTAGGCAAAGCATCGAGTACATTACTCCTTGCATTGATCTCCAGACACGCTGGTGGTAGATCAAAACACAGTTTTGTCTCAAGATCGGTGTCAACCTCTGCAATTCTGATGTAAGAGTCAGGTGCTGAAGAGGCAACTGGGGTACTCATGATGGTAAATCCCGTATTTGCCGTCTGTCCAGGACTGGTTGGTTTGCCAAGTCCCTTAGTTTTTAAGTTTTTAAATTTCTTTGGTGTGCCTCCAAAGTCACTGTCAGGCATATTGACCCATTCTGCAGGATCTGTATCAGTTTCACCCTCTCCAGTTATCAAAGCAGGACTATAACCCTCCCATGGGGTCTCAATATTTACAAATTGATCAGCAATTCCTTGTGCTAACTGAGTAACATCGCCAACATTGGGACTTTTGTAATCAATAAACTCAGGATCGATCACAAATACGGGTGGAGCAAACTCAGTATCGTATCCTGCTCCACTTTCTACGACACGAATCCGCTCAATTCCACCAAATTCATCAAACTTTTCAATTTTCAACACTGCTGGAGTGGTTTTCGCGTTGATTCCATCGTGATCAGGGGGAAATTCTGCCACCCTGCCCGTTGTTCCAAATACACCAGATACAATTTGCGCTTGTTTGTTAGGATTTTTATCTTGAAAAGTAGTTGTCCCAAACCCAATCCCGTCCACCTTGACAGATCCGTCTGATCTTTCGATCTCAGTGCTAATTAAATCCTCCAAATGGTTAGTGTTATCCGTTGGAGAGAAGTTTTTCAGCACTTTTGGTGTGATACACTGCACTTTTGCCTTCTTAGTGTAACCACGACCACTGTTAACGATGACAATTTCGGCAACACCACCTGCATTATTGATAATTGCCTCACCTTTAAACTCATCTAGTGTGCGATTAGGTATAAGTGCCTTAGGATTGAGCTCAACTTTGTAGAAATCTACCTTTTTAGGGAATTCATACACTCCAGCAAACGCACATTTGTCTGCAATACCGTATCCAGCAAGGACTTTTATCTCTCCACCGTCACTTGAAGTGTAAGTGCTGTTATAAGTGAAGGCATTTGTGCCTCCTTCTAACTCAATCAACCCACATTTCAACTCATCACCGTAATAAAACACGGAAACAATGTTCCATCCGTTGATTTTTTCCCCTCTATTGAAGTCTCCACTGCGAGTCATGTATCTAAACAGGATACGAGGGGAGTCAGTATCAATAATTTCAAAGGATTCTGCAGATGCTTGTGCAGTATGATCCGAAATGATCATCTTAGTCTTGGTAGTTTCCCAAGAATCCTGACGAATCTGATAGAAATGCGAATAGAAGTGTCCATTAGGTCTACAACATGGCACAGATTGCGTAGACGTGTATCCACTACCACCTTCATCGTCAGCACTTTCGTCATCACACGTTGTATTAGGGCAGCATGGCGTATCATTCAACGCATACTGCACACCAAAGATAGGACCATTCCACGGATACGACGTATCATAGAGATAGTAAAAGAATTGAGAGTCATAACAATCCTCAAAACCTAGAAACTTAGGCACTGCTCCTTTGATTGCACCATTAAGTCCATACATCCACTCAAAGTTTGCATTCGCATCAGCAATGTCAGCAGTGTCTGGGTTACCAAATCCAATAGTTGCGGGTGTGCCGATGTCCTCATCGTAACTACTACTACCACTAGGCTTCCTGCCCCTATGATAGAATCCCATATCCCATGCTGGGTCAGGGAAAGTATACCAACCACTCTTATCAACACACTGTCCTGTAGGACCGATCCTACCAACGTCACGGTAAATCGATGACTGCCTCTCCAGGTCATCTGCATACACATACCCAATGATGCCCTGGTATATGTACTCCCTCTTCATGGGATCTTTACATTCGACTGGGTTGCCGTCTAGATTAACTTCTCCTGCAGGATTGATAGTATAGAAGTCATCGATGTCCTTACCACTACTAGCATTCTGATTGCCATAACGATAGTGATGTAAAGCAACTGCATTACCATACTTGTTTGCATCAGACTCACTTGTGCAGATATGTCCAATGGTATAGCACTCAGCATACTTTCCTTCACCACATCCGTTGCTATATCCATAACTGCTAGGTGTATCATTACCCACAGTAAAAATAGTATTATCGGGCCAATATGAATACCATATCTTCAGTGGCACACTATCATCATTCGGTCCATCTAGACAGAAGAAGTATGGTCTACTCTGTCTAGGTTCTTTGTTATATCCACTACCAGCACTATTCCAACTCTCATTCTCACATCCAAGGTCAATCTCAATTAACTCAGGACCCTTACTATACTTGTGGTCTCTCTTCTCTCCACGATAGTGTCTGAACACAGGCGCACGAGTATAACCACAGTTTGCTACACAAGTCTCTTCCTGATCTCCAATATAATGCACACCATCTTTACCCAGTGGAAACGATCCAGGTCCACTACCTTCAAAGGTGATAAAGTAATCCGTGCCAGTGCCTAGTCCGTATGCCATATCAGATGTTTCATAATCACCTGATGATGGTCTTTTCCAAATGGTATTATATTCCTGCCCAGAGATTGGGTTGGGAAAACTCCTTGCAGTCTCCAGCAAATATGCCGCCATAATGAATTAGGGTTGTTCGTATCCTTCCAATTTATTTAGTTGGGTTTTAAGATTATCTCTTTCAGTCTCTAGGTTTTGTATACGATCATACAGATCATCAAACAATCCCTCTAGATTACTATAGTCCTCATGCTTAGGAATCTTATACTTGATCATGTCTGCACCAGGTGGTGGGAATTTGGCAAGCGCAGACTCTAATGAAGTAACACGATTGGTAAGTTGCACCAGTGCTTGACTTAGTTGCTCGAATCCCCAGTTGGTATATTCTTCAAGGTTACTAAACTTAGGTGTCTCAGTCATAATGTTGGACGCGGTTTTTCGCGATTTTTTGAAAAGTTTCTATGGTTCGTAACGACGCAGGATGAGTGACCCATCGATGTCCTCACTGTATTCTAATTCATCTCCAGGTGCCCAACCTGTCTCTTCGAGTAAAACATCTGGCAAAGTAAGAAAACATTCTCCATGCTCATCTATTTCTACCTCTAGGACATATCTTTTTGACATGTGTTAAAAGTTACATTTAAAGTTATGTAGACTTACGACGAATTGCACCGACACAACTTGTATCCCATACCTTACTACCATGTCGCATTAAGTCTGCTAATTGTGACTTACTTCCATAAGGATGATGAAGCATATATCCATCACCTAGGTAAACTCCTCCATGATTCGGTGCTCTGCCCCGTGGTGATGAGTATGATCCTCCTAATGGATTGACATATAGTCTGAATAGAATAACATCCTCTGGCAGTAATACAGAGAAGTCAGTATCTTCTCCCCACTCACAATCCATTACTTTGTATGCTCCCCCTTCCTCAATTGCTTCGTCTGAGAATGTGATCACCCCCCGTGCATTGAAGTCAATCAATTCACTGTCATACTTCCACTTGTAATACTTACGAATAATCTCATAACATCCATACATTCGTCTACCAGTCCATGGAAGACCTATGAGATCCTTGTATTCCTCTCGGAGGTCTATCATCTTGTCACTACGTGAGTTACTCATGGTTGCTTGTCTTTCCTTGTAAGTTTATACCAGAGACCCCCACAGGCGATCCTAGCGGTCTCTGAGAGTGACATTGTAATATATGTCAATTGCTCTTTGAGACTTGTGCTGACCTGTGGGGGATTATTATACCCTGGGAAATTTTTCTGTGTGAGGGGGACCCGAAGTTTCATTTGAATAATATATCGAGGGCGAAGTGATACTTTTGTAGGTTAGGGACTTA